ATTTCGGCGCCACTCCGTCATAACTCCCGAATGGGGGGGTTGGCCTGATGGCTGGCGGTCGGCCCCCGAAACCGCGCGTGCTCAAGCTACTGACGGGTACGCTCCGGAAAGACCGTGAAGCGAAGAAACCGCGGCTCCGGAAGCCTGCAGCGGGCGCGAAATGCCCGTCTCCACCCTCTGTGATGGGCAAATTGGCCCGCGAAGAGTGGCGCCGGGTCGCTCCGTTCCTCTTTCGGCGTGGGATGTTGACGCTGCAGAACCGATCAAGCCTCGCTGCCTACTGCCAGAGCTACGGTCGGTGGGTTGGCTACGAGAAGGTGATTGACGAGCATGGCGCGACGTTCACCACCGAGAAGGGTTACGTCTGTCAACGGCCCGAGGTGACACAGTCGCAGAAAGAACGGCTGACGATGCTCAAGTTCGCGACGGAGTTCGGGTTGACGCCGAGTTCGGACGCGAAATTCGGGGCCGATGAGACGGATACGCCGAAGGACGTGACGGCCGACTTCCTCTTCCCGGCGAAGCATGGGTAGCGCCACGCTCGACGGGCCGATGGTCAGGACGTTGAGCAAGTACGAACAGCTGTGCTGGGCGCGCCACGAACACGACCTCGAGCTCGCGAACCAGCCGGGCGGACATCCGAAGGGCTTCTGGTTCGACGAGGCCGCAGGACAGCGGGTCGTCGACTTCATCGAGCGCTTCTGCCGGCACTACGAAGGCGAATTGGCCGGCCAGTTGATCGTGTTCGAGGAGTGGCAGCGGAATATCTACCGCGCGGTCTTCGGCTGGATGCGGAAGGATGGGACCAGACGTTATCGCACAGCGTACATCGAGATCCCGCGGAAGAACGGCAAGTCGGTGAAGGGGTCAGGGACCGGGCTCTATCTGACCATCGCGGACGGCGAGGGCGGCGCACAGGTCTACTCTGCGGCCACGAAGAAAGATCAGGCGAAGATCGTCCACGACGGCGCGACGAAGATGGTCAAGGCGTCGACCGAGCTCAAACGCTTTGTCCGGTGCTTCCGGAACAACATCTCGTGCGAGCGCATGGGCTCCAAGTTCGAGCCGCTGGGCGCGGACTCGTCCACACTCGATGGCCTGAACACGCACGGCCTGATCGAAGACGAAACCCATGCCCACACCGACCGGCATGTGCACGACGTGCTGGTCACGTCGATGGGCGCCCGCCGACAGCCATTGGCCTTCATCATCACGACGGCCGGTGTCTACGACCCGGAGTCGATCGGCTGGGAACTCCACGAGCGAGCGGTTCAAGTGCTCGAAGGCGCGCTCGAGGACGACACGTTCTTCGCGTTCATTGCGGCCGCGGACGAGGGCGACGACTTCACGGACCCGGTGACGTGGTACAAGGCGAATCCCAACCTCGGCGTCTCGCTCAAGTATGACTATATGGCAGAGCAGTGCGAGCGGGCGAAGACGACGCCGTCGTATCTCAACACATTTCTGCGCTACCACTTGAACGTGTGGACGCAGCAGCGCGAGCGGTGGATTCCGATCGAAGCGTGGAACCGCTGCGACCGCGTGGTGGACCCGGACGCGTTGAAAGGCCAGCGATGCTGGGCCGGGCTCGATCTCTCGAGCAAGCTGGATTTGACCGCCCTGGTGCTCTGCTTCCCGGTCGATGGCGGGTTCGACTTCCTGTATCGCTTCTGGTGTCCGGAAGACACGATTATGGAGCGCGCCAAGAAAGACCGCGTGCCCTACGATGCATGGGAGCGCGATGGGTGGCTGGTCGCGACGCCCGGAAACGTCGTCGACTACGAGTTCCCCAAAGCCGCCCTTCGCGACTTCGCCAAGGTCTACACGATCGAGGAAGTCGCCTACGATCCGTGGAACGCGACCCAGACCGCGACAGACCTGCAGCAAGACGGGCTGACCTGCGTCGAGTTCCGGCAAGGCTTCGCGTCGATGTCCGAGCCCTCCAAAGAGTTCGAGAAGATCGTCGTGTCGAAACAATGTGGACATCGGACGGCGAAGGGGCCGAACCCCGTCATGCGCTGGATGCTGTCAAACGTCGCGGTCAAGCGTGACCCGGCCGACAACATGAAGCCCGACAAGTCCCGAGCCGCCGGTCGGATCGACGGCGTGGTCGGTTCGATCATGGCACTCGGGCGGGCGATGGTTGCCGCGCCGGCCGATACGGGTTCGTGGCTCGTGGGGGCATTCTAGATGGCGTCGACAGCGTTCATGGCGATTAAGGACATTCCGCGGCGGATTGCAGCCTTTGCGCGCAAGTCCCTGACGATTCTGAGCGATCGGACCGGCTTTATCCCGATTTCGCTCGTCCATGCTGGGGTCACATCGGTCAACACGAACCGCGGGCTCATGGCGAACGTTGTCATGGCTCCCGTGATGTGGATACAGCGGACCTTCACCGAAGCGGAGCTGGTCGTCCAGCGCCGGAAGGCGGACGGCATTTGGGAGCGGGTCATGGATCACCCGCTCGAAGAGTTGATCGCTGAGCCCAACGATTCCTACGATGGCGACGCGCTCTGGAAAGCCACGGTCTTGTCGTACGCGATGGACGGCAATGCATTCTGGTGGAAAGTCCGGAACGCGTACGGCGAAGTCATCGAGCTCTGGTACATCCCGCATTGGATGATCCGCCCCATCTGGCCGTTGGATAACTCGGCCTTCATCACGGCGTATCAGGTCACGATGGGGATGCAGACGCCGACGCTGTTGCTGCCTCGCGACGTCGTGCACTTCCGCTTCGGCATTGACCCTGAGTATCCACGGTTGGGGTTGGCCCCGCTCAAGTCGGTGATGCGCGAAGTCGAGTCGGACATGCAGGCCGCGGAGTTCTCGGAGACGATCGTCGGCAACATGGGCGTCCCTGGCCTCATCTTCGCGCCGAAGGACAACAGCCAATCAATCACGCCAGACCAGTTGAAGGAACTCCGCGACTATCTACAAAACGCGTCCGGTGGGTCGAATCGCGGAAAGAACATCGTGCTCGGCAAGGCGACCGACGTCACGCAGCTCGGGTTCGACCCGAACAAGATCATGCTCCCCAACCTTCGGGACATATCGGAAGAGCGGGTCTGCGCGATTCTGGGGATTCCCGCGGCGGTCGTCGGGTTCGGCGCTGGTTTGCAGACGACCAAAGTCGGCGCGACGATGCGTGAGGTGGTCAAGCTGGCCTGGATACAATGCTTGATCCCGATGCAGAAGACGATGGCACGGCAACTGACGAAGCAGCTCTTGCCCGACTTCGTCGCGCAGACGAGACGGTTCCGGGCACGGTTCGACATGACCGAAGCGTCGAGCTTCCAAGAGGAGTTCGATCTTCGGGCGTCCACCATCTCGCGGCTCGTCGAGAAAGGCATTCTTCGCGTCGATCGCGCGCAGCAGATGTTGGGGCTCGAAGTCGACGACACGCGGGAAGTCTACTTGGTCCCGACGGCGACGCCCGAAGTCGACCCGGCCGCTGACCCCGCGCTGACGACAGCGCCGACCGAACCGAGCGCACCGGGGACGGACGTTCTTTCCGAAGACACGATCAAGATGCTCGAGGGGATTCGCTCACGACTGCCGAAGCGCCTCTTGAACGGTAGCCACTAACCCGACTCCAATGACCGACATTGCGCGCAAATCGCTCAGCGCCGAGAGCGTCATCGAAACCAAGACGATGGAAGGGTTCGAGATCAAGAACGCGGACTTGGGCGAGGTCACGGCGGTTGTCTCCACGATGGACATCGTTGACCGCGATGGCGACGTGATTCTCTCAGGCGCGATTCGCGAAGGGACTGTGGTCAAACTCTCGGGCTATGATCACGACGTCATTACCGAGGGCAAGCCGCCGGTTGGCCGCGGGGTGATCACCGTTACCGGCAACCGCGCCGTTCTCAACGCGAAGTATTTCATGTCGACAGAGCGTGGCCGCGAAGCGTTCAACATGGTCAAGGAACTCGGGCCCGACAGCGAATGGTCGATCGGGTTTCCGAAGGCCGTGAAGACGCAACCGATGACCGATGGATGGAAGGCGAAGGGCGCGCGTCGCCTGATCTCGGGTCTCAACATTCTCGAATCGAGCCCTGTTTTCATGGGCGCAAACGCCGAAACGGGAACGGTCGCGGTCAAGCAAGTCGAGACGATGGACGGCAAGGCAATCGCCGACCGGGAAGACGCGAGCCCGCAGGAAGGCGCGGACAAATACGGCGACGTGGCCTTTGCCGATCCGACGAACAAGAAATATCCAATCGACACGGAAGAGCATATCCGCGCCGCGTGGAACTACATCAACCAGCAGGCCAACGCCGACAAGTACACGCCGTCCGAAGTGGCTGAGATCAAGAAGCGCATCGTCGCGGCCTGGAAAGATCAGATCGACAAGGCAGGCCCGCCGGGTGCGATGCCGATGCACGGCGGTAAGTCCCTCGAGGACGTTCGGTTGGAACTCAAGACGGCGCGCGAATCCGTGGCGACGCTTGAGCGCGAGGAAGCGAACCTCGTCGCGACGGAAATCTTCCAGCGGTTCCAACGCAACATGCAAAAGGCCAAGACGTGATGGATCTGCGGTGTCATAGCTGTTCGATGTTTCTCACGCAGGTCGAGACGCCGCTGACGCTGATCGCGATCTTCAAAGCGTCATCGGCTGGCCGTCTTGTGTCATCGCACGACGATGAAGTGCGGAAGCGCTGTCGGCACTGTGGATGGGTGAACGTGTTCCATCCTGAATTGAGTACAACTCGCGCGAGTCGCGAGATGGATTTCAAGAAGAAATTGACTGGACGCGCGCCATGACTGTGTCGCGCTTCTCTCCGGGCCATTCGACGGCCGATCACTCAATGCTGATCGGCCGTTCGCTTTTATAAGCGTTCGGTCGCCGGCAATACCCGGAGACCGTAGCAATGTCAGACGACACCGAAGTCGCATCGAACGACGTCGCGGAACAGCGCGAGAAGTTCGCTGCCAAGCAGAGCGAAATGGCGAGCATCTTGAAGCTCGCGGGCGAAGGGACGGACCACTTCAATCTGTCGCGTCCGACCGTCCTCAAGAAACTCGGCGCAACGGATTCCGCCGACGCGGCCGAAAAACTCCGCAGTCTCGACGCCGAGCTGCAGGACTTGGGCTCCGACCTTCGCAATGCGGAGATGAAGGCGCTCCGCGATCGCAACCGTCGACGCGAAGAGCTCCGCGGTGAGCCGGCCGACGACGGCTTCCGTCATCCGACCGATGTCGTGCGGAAGTCATTCGGCGACCTGTTCATCTCGACCAAGACGTTCATCGAAGGGCACCGAAGCCGCCAGCCGGCATCGGCGAGCATCGACATGAGCATCAAGACGCTCTTCCAGACGACCGCCGGCTTCGCGCCCGAGTCGTTGCGGACGGGCCAGGTCGTGCCGGAAGCCGTGCGGCCGATCCAGTTGCTCGACTACATCCCGGTCCGCCCGACGCAGTATGAGCTCGTCAAGTACATGGAAGAGACGACCTCGACGCCGAACGCTGCAGAAAAGGGCGAGGGCGTGACGTACGCGGAAGGCGTGTGGGCGTTCACCGAGCGGGAATCTCCCGTCCGAAAGATCACCACGAGCGTGCCGGTGACGGACGAGCAGCTGCAGGACGCGCCCGAAGTCGCGGCCATTCTCGACTCGCGGCTCCGCTTCGGCATCATGCAGCGCCTCGACCAGCAAGTCTACAACGGCGACGGCAACGCGCCCAACCTCGCGGGGTTGCTCACCTACACCGGCAACGCGCTGGCGAACGGCAACATCCAGACGCTCGCGCAGAACGGCGGCGGTGTCGGCGATTCGATCTTCGACGCGGTCTTCTCGGCGATGATGGCCGTCCGGACCGTTGGCCGCGCCAACCCGAACGTCATCATGCTCCACCCGACCGATTGGACGACGGTTCGACTCACCCGCACGGACCTGGGCGAGTACGTGATGGGGAACCCCGGCCAGGTCGGCACGCAGACGCTCTTCGGTCTGCCGGTCGCGCTGATCGAGACGGGCAGCGCAGGAACGGGCTTGGTTGGTGACTTCGCCAACTTCTCGTACATCGCCGAGCGTCGGGGCATCGACGTACAGGCCGGGTA